GGCCCACGTGAGCAGGTCGCGGGGGTCGAAGAGCGTCCTAGCGCTCATTGGTGCGCATCCGCGGCATGATCGCCACCACCGTCATCGGCAGGGGCTGAGTGTTCTCGAAATACGCCGTGGCGTCGCCGTTGTCGATCCATCCCGCCTCGACCGCAACTTCCTTGTCGCCCGAGTAGAGCGGCGGGGACTGGTCCATCGGGGTGTCGCCGTCGCGGTACTGGAGTTCTTCCGTTGCGTTCACGAGCCCGTTGCCGACGCCCAGAACGCCGCCCATCGTGGCGTGCAGGATGACGGCGACGCGCTGGATCTTGGTCGTCTGCCCCTGATCGGTGCCGAGCTTGGCCCCGCCAATGAAGCGTTGCGTCTCGCCGCGGAAGTCGAAGGGCAGCCCGACGTGGACAATCGAGGCACGGTGGTCGAGCGTTATCGCCCCGGCCGTCACGATCTGGTTGGTGTGGACGGCCCCGTCGGCCAGGACTGCAACGGTCCTCCCCTCCAGATGGGTCAGCCCGGAAACGGAGGAAACTTCCTTGCGAGCGGTGCCCCTCTCGGCATAGGTAGAGTACGCCGTGCTGTTGATCCCCGTGAGCTGGAAGGTGTTCGCCGTGGCGCCCGCGACAATGGCCGACAAGTTGTCCAGCTCGTGCATGTTGTCGTCAGGCATCGGGTTGGCCGAGGCCGCAAGCGTCGGGATACGCAGCTTCACCCGGTCGCCGTTTGACAGTCCGTGGGCCGTCGAGGTCACGACCGCCGGATTGGCTTGGGTGATCGATGTGATCGTGAGCGCGCTGTCGAGCGACAGTCCGCAGTCGACGAAGAAGGCCGTGTCGAGCACGCGGATGCGCTGCGCTTGCGTCGCCCGGCGATCAAGGGACGGCTTGAACGGGTCGACGGTGTAGGAAATGTACCTCCTGGTGACGCCCCCGATCACGTAATCCGTAACGTCCCAGAGCTGATCCCGACTGGCCTGATTGACGATCGTCGCAAGGTCTTGCACGAAGCCGCCGAAGTCGTGCAGATGCGCGCCGACAACCTTTTGATCGGGCTCGTAGGTCACGCCGACGACGCGTCCGTCGCCGCGCACGCACCAGATAACGCTGTTTGGGTCTTCCTGATAGACGATTTTGGTTACCTTGCCCCGCCCGTAAGCGTCGTCGTCGAAGATGTCTTCGGCCAGAATTGTGAAGTTCTTCGACAGGTAGGTGTCGCCCGTCAGGTCGTACTTGAATTCGAAAAGCGTCCGTTGCGCCCGCTGCACGTAGAGGACTGAGGAGTTGACCTGAACGGGCTTGATCGACGCCGAGCCCCGGGCCGTGGCGTTGCGAATGTAGGCGGACGTCGGTGTCATGATGTCGCCGCCGGCGCCGGTGACCCGGAACTCTCCCGAACTCGACCCCAACGCCAGTTGCGTGGCTTGGCTGCGCATCCAGACCACGACGTTGACCTGGTTCGAGACCACGCGCTTGGAGATTGAACGGTCGGCGTCCGAACCGTTGCCGAGGTCAAAGTTGTCGTATTCGTCCGAGACGCTACTGTCGACCTGGTCGGGGGTGTTCAGCGCGCCGGCGTACCAGAGACGGCCCTCGTGGAAGGTGACGCAACGAGGCCCCTCGGCGTTCGAGATCGTGGCAAGCGCCCAGTCCTGCCGGGCCGTGGCGTCATGCACGCCGCCGACGAGATTGGCAATGGCGACGGAGGTCGAGGTGACAGAGGTGATCTTGTAGTACCGGTGCGTCGTGGCGCCGTCGGTGACCTTGATGTAGCGTCCGACGTCCGCCGCAGCCGTGATGCTGATCGAGGCCGACCACGTCAGGGTGTAGGAGACGCCCGCGATCAGAACCGCCGAGACGGTGGTCGTGGTTGCGTTCGAGGCACGCATCGGTGCGTGGCCCTCGACGAAAACTACCTCGGCCAACGTAAACGCCGCGAAGGCCGTGCGGGTCAGCTTGTAGGGCGGGAAGTTCTTGTGGACAATGTACATCGCGTCGGCCCGCTGCGCCCAGCTCAAATCGCGGACCGTGTTGCCGACGTAGGGGGTCGCGATCTCGTAGGGGGCGCCGACGACGCCGTTGTTGGCGAAGAAACGGAAGTATCCTTCGCCGGCCTCGATCACGTACTGCTGGGTGGCGTCGACCACGAACGGGATCAGCGTGGTGTCGGCCGTTGTGTTCTTTGCCTCGGCCACGTACTTCCGGCCTGGGCGGCGCGTAAAGCCACCGTGGGGGAGGACGATGCCGTTCAAGGCTTGCCTCATGCCCTGATTGTACTGCTGCAAATCGTCTCGGCCACGCAGGCGCTGGGACAGCAGCCCCGACGTGAAGCTGTGCTGGATTGGGTTGGAACGGGCCAAGGTTACACCGAATTGTCGTTGCGCCAACCGTAACCGCCGGCGGATTGTCGGCTATCGACCCAATTACTGGACTCGATCCGCTCCGGAGTGTGCTGGATCGCGTGGGAGAACTTGGCTTGCCGGACGGCTTCCCTGAGCTTGACCTCGATCGAGGCCATGCGCTCGACACCAGTTGAAAGGTCGTAGGCCAGCGCCGCAGCTAGCTGGAGCGACAGGACCTTGACGAAATCCGGGTTCAGCGTCGAGAGATCGTCGACCCGCGCGATGTAGTAGAGATTCAACGGGTTCTCGTCGGAAAGGACGTAACGCCCCTCGACGACGTGGCCTTCGCGCGACGACGTGTAGTTGGAGTTCAGCTCCAGCGAGTTCTGCGTCCCGACCACGGACACGCAGTCGGCGGGGAGGAGGAAGCGGTAGGTGTAGCCGAAGGCCGGAGCCGCGGCATCGGGGGCCAATACTGCACGGCGCCGGGCGAAGTTCCAGCGATACCGGGTCAGCGCGGCGGCGTACTCAATTTCCCAAATGCGCGAGGCGGCGCGGGCCGCGCGGGTGTTCTGGGCCATCGATGTGATGGTCGCTTCGCCGATCTCGGTGAGAGCGTTGTTGACGATCGAGATCTGGCTGAACATGGCGCCACCCTAAAGGAAACGGCCGGGGGTTTCAAGCCCCCGGCCGCCCGCGGTCGTACCCCCGCCCAGTACTGGACTACTCGATGGTTACGAGCGAGGTCGACATTCCGGAAACCTTCGACGCCTTGGACAGGCGGCGGTGGAGCGAGCGTTCCATCGCCCGGAAAAGCTCGCGGAGATCGTCCTTGTTGATCGTGTTGTCAACCAGCAGGGCTGCGCTACCCGTCAACGCGCCGCCGACGCCGGCCGAAACCGTCACCTTGCGGCCAGAGCCGATGGAAGCGTTGAGGGTCAGGGTTGCCATGCGCCTAGACCTGCACGTACTCGATCCAGCCGCTGAGGCGCGCCGAACCGGGGTTGCCACCCTCGAACTTGGCCGTCAGGGTGAAGGAGGCCGAAGTCTCCTCGCGGCCCGCACCAAATCGGGCGTAGGTGTTGGCAAAGCTCGACGTGCCGGCCGCCGTAGCGATGTCCAGCGCGGCGAGGTACTTGTCCTCGGTCGTGCCGTTGCCAATGTCGAGCGTGATCGCGACGCCGAAGTCGTCGAAGTCGATGAAACCGGTCTTGATGCGGACGCCCTTCGGGATGACCACAAGTTCGACGAAGTCGTTCTGCGCGACGTCGCCCGTAAAGTCAAAGAAGACCGTAGTGGACTTGTTGCTCTCGGTCGGGGACTGCTTGACGGGCGGCGTAAGGCGCTGGTTGGTGCGCTGGGTAGAGTAAAAAGTAGCCATGGATTGAGGTCCTTCGTGGGGTCAGGAGGGGGAGGGGCGCCCGAAGGCGCCCCATCAGTATCAGCTCTCGTCGCAGAGGACCTGCACGACCATGGCGTCTTCGGATCGCATCGCGCCCCACGAGCCGTAGGTGTAGATCTGCGAAGCCATGCGCTTGTCCGGACGGACCGAGGCAACCGAAGTCGGCTCCTGGTACATGCCCAGCGTGATCGCAGGCTGCGCCCACGCGTAGCAAAGGCGGTCGTTCGTGACCTTCTGAAGTCGCTCGGTGCGGCAGAATTTGAACCCGAGGTACTCGTCTACGTCGCCCTTGACCAGCGCCTTGATCGAGTTGTATTCACTCGACGTCACTTTGTCGTCCTCCAGCAACTCGCGGAGCTGACGGGCGGCGCAGGCGAAGTAGCGCGGGTAAAACTCATCGACCTCGGACGCGTCCAGCTTCTCCTTGACGCGCAGGAGCTTGTCGATCGTCAAGCCAGTGGAGCCGGACGCGATCTGCTGGTTCGTGGTGTCGTAGGCCGTGGTCGTGCCGCCGCTGTGGCCCTCGATCGCCGAAGCCCCCAGTGCGCGGATGACCTCGTCGTCGATTGAACGGCCCATCGTGCCGGCGTGGCGCATGGTGTACGCGCTGTCCGGATTGATCAACAGCTTGACGCGGTCCGCCTTGTCGATCAGGTCGGCGACGTCGTAGTCTTTGACAAAACCCCACCGACGGGTGTGC